ATCAACGATTATCATTCCTCTTGCATCGAAGAAGTCACCGATGTTCGGACAACCCCAGTAAATTGGCACTGTCTTGGTAATAAGTGCATCAATTAATTTTTCGGAGAAATAGTTTGGTACTGTGCTGCTTTCAATCGTAATATGAAACTGAGAATTGAAAAGATACTTCTTATCATCCTCTGGTAATATATTTGGCGAAATCGGATGACGAGTGCTACTATAGAAGAGAGTAGGATTTTCAAATTCACTTCTCTTTGACCATATCTCTTTTCTCTTATCATATCCCTCTAGACTTCTTGCATGATTGGAGCATAGAAAACTAATTTCAAATCTCTTATTCTCATGCAGTTCATCGAGGGATTCGTCGTACTCTCCAAAACCATCAGGATGGTCTATCTTTCCCGTATTTAACCATGTTGTTCCATAAGGGAACATTATTGCGTTTGGACAATTTTCCAAAATTTCAACATCTGTTGTGAGAATCAAATCATACTGATTGGCATTTCTTATTATAGTTTCAATTGGTTCTCTATTTGGTGATGTGCTTGGTTCAGTCGTATTTAAATAAACCTTGAACGCATCAGGATTGTCGAAAGGAACTTTATAATCTACATCTGCTAGAGTTATGAATTGATTATTATGAAAACGAGAAACATGAATCTCAACTGGAAAGTCGAAATTCATTGAATCTTCTTCAAACATGTAATGTGCATTATATGTTGTAGTATTCATTATTTTATTTTCTCATATAGCATATCATCAGCCGACTGAAGTTTTTTCACTATTTTTAAATTGTCTTCAATTGCATCAATTTTTTCATTATATAAAGATTCATTCAAGTTGCAAATAATATTTTGCATTTCGTTTATATTTCCCTCAAGAAAAATGATACCATCTGTGTTAAAATAATCTCCGATATTTTTCGTTCCCCAATATACAGGAATAGTTCCTGTTGCAAAACAATCGGTTATCTTTTCCGTGAAGTATGTGTCATATTGGTCGTTTTCTATTACAACAGAAAACATATAATCCATTATACCTTCTCTCTTGTCATGCCATTCTGTTTTAATCCCGTCGAGATGACATCCGGGATTGTGTCCGAAACTATTTCCTGTTATGCTCCCATAAACATCAATATCTATTTTATTGTTTATTGTACTTTTATATAATTCGTGACGAATGTAATGTCCTTGGGTGAATAATTTATGTGAAGCGATGAAGGAAACTAATTTTGATTTGTCATGAATTTTATATTCTTGAATCCATGGCAAATTGCTTCCAATTAAGCAGAAATGAATCTTTTCATGCATCTCTACTAATTCATTTTCACATGTGAATATACCATCGAATGAATTGACCATCGAATTGAAAATATCTTCATCTTTAAACATATTTCTAATCTGGGGAATTATTGCCCTAGATTCGCATAGCCATGCATATCGTTTTACGTTTGGATTTCTTTCTAAGTTAATTGCTTGGGAAATGGCCGAATCAACCCATACTTCAATTTCGCAGTCGTCTTCTGTCCATGAAAATGTCTTGGGTTTCCTGTTGGAGCAAGAAGACTGGTGGCAACTAAAGGGGATTCCTATTCCTTTAATTTTATTCATAATATAGTCCTTGGTTATTTTTCGTAGAAACCGACAGTTTGGTGTTCTATTACTTTATCACACATTCCCATTTTCTTAAGAGAATCTTTTTTTGATTCGTTATCTGAAAGCCCCATTAAAATTACAGTATTTTCATTCTCTTTTCCCGGCCAGGTGCAATACGTTTCATTTAGAAATGCTATAGTTGAATATGATGCTGCTATTTGTACTGCATGAAACAACACTTCGTGGTCAAAACATTCGTAATTCCCTTCTCTGGACATATTAACATTATCGGCCCACTGTTCTAAAAACCTTTTACTTTTATAATTATTTTTGATGATTATAGGAGATGCTTTACAGCCACCAATATCGTTATTGCTAGATGCAAAACTAATATCGATATCATCAGGAAGATTTTCAGCCTCAATCATTTGTTTTTTTAGAATAGTATCAATATCCAACCACATTATATTGGTATCATGCTCTTCTAATTTGTCCAATATGAATTTTGGTTTACGCCTGCAATTTTCTTTATATGAACCCAAACTTTCCAACTGAACCAAATCATAATCATAATCATATTCATCAAGTTTTTTCTTTAGACGATGATAGCACTTTTCATAATATTTCGAATCATCCACATCACAATAATAACTAATAATTTTAAAATTCATTTTCTATTACCAATATGATATTTAGGAATTAGTTCCCAATTTTCCTTTTCTTTGTGGGATATTATTTTAATCTTAGATATGCTAATTTCAGGATCACAACAATCTTCGTCTAAAATTTCTAAAAGTTCCCACTCTTCAAGAAGTCGAGCAATGGTATTTCTGCGAGCAATATCTTCTTCCCCTAGAGTACTTTCAAGTCCATCCAAAATAAACATTTCTTTAAAGTGCATAATTGCATATCTTCCTCTCTTGTGGAGGATGTGGCACGATTGAAATAATTTATTTTCTTTTCTGGATGATATTCCAATTCTGGTGAGGGTTTCTTTGATCTTCAAGAAATCATCTCTATCGGATAATTCTATTTCAACCCCCAGACCATTAAACACATCGTCTTTTTCATATTCATCGCACATTCATTAATCCTTTAAAAATCAATCATATTATCATAATATATATGTTTATTGTGTTTTCGTTGAAATAATGGACATTATTTCACATTTCTGTTCATTTGAGAGAATGTTAATAACATCTTTTGTTTTTGAGTCAGAGTATTTAAAATATTCTTTCACAGCAAGAAATTCTTCTTCGTTTTCTTTCTTTAGCCATTTACTATATCTTTTTCTTTTTCTTAAAACGTTGACATAATAATCAAACTGCATCTTTTTTGGAGCAGTATTGTGAAAATTTATCAAATTAGAATGAAGAATTGTGTCGGGAAAATAAGACAAACACCTATTTATAACAAAGGGAGTATAATCTTTGACGTTACATTCTTCGTCCAAAAGAGACTCTTTGGTATAATTTATCGCTGTAAGGTAGTCGCTTAATTTCATTTATTTTTAACTAAATTTATGATTGATTCTTTAATCAGTTTAATTTTACCATTTGCTTCAGATAATTCTCCCATTAAAATTGTCTTGGTTTCATTTTTGAGAAGATCCTTTTTGGTAAATTTGGTCCCATAAAATTTGTCCCCCTGATCTGCCCAATCATCTTTCCTTAGTTTAACGTGTGTGACAAAATACGTTGGTTTTCTGTTAACTTCTTCCCACGATACTAACAGAAAATCTCCCTCTCTTTTAGAATAACTCCCCCCGATCCAATACTCTCCTTTTGTTGTTTTTATTTCAAGAGGAGTGTTGGTGTCAGAAAATAAAATATCTGGTTTGAGACTATCACTTCCGGCCCGTTCTATGTTTATATTTTTATCGTTAAAGTGATTATAAAAAGCAGATTCAAACAACTGAGAAACCAATTCCGATTTTGTCTTTGTTGAAAATTCTATTCCATTTCGTTTTAGTGATCTAAAAAGAGACATTCTCTGTTTTTCTACTAGTCGTATTATACCTAAGAAGTTTTCTTTGTTTAATAATTTTTTTATATTCATTTAAACTCACAATTCATCATTAATTCAACTATACACGAAACTAAGTTAATTTCATGATCTGCTACAAATGCATTTTTGTATTGATATTCAGCCAACACTAAAACAGCCTGTGGGATGCTTGAGGATACGAAATGTTCATATAATCCATCATAAATTTTTCTAAAAATTTCTTGGGGGGAGTTGTCCGAATTTTCAATAACCCATTTTCTTGCTTCTGTGAAATCTTTATTTTTCATTGCTCCCACAAGAGTTTTTATTTGGACATCCCCAAGAGAAGATAGAATTCCGGTATCAACGGTCCCCAACACTGAATATCGTTGAACTTCGTTGATAACCCTTCGGAAATCTGGAAAATATTTCATAATAAGTTCACCTAAAACTTTTTCATCATATGAAATGTTTTCGGTGTCTAAGATGTATTTTAATCGTTGAAGAAAACCAAGAGCAATTGTTGGTTTTTCTTCTTTAGGAATGCTAAATGTAATATTGGTACATCGAGAATGAAGGGGTTCGATGATTTTATTTTTATAATTGCAGGTTAATATGAACCTGCAATTATTTGCAAACTCTTCGATAAATCCCCGCAGTGCTGGTTGTGTTGATTGAGAATTAGAATAATCAAATTCGTCCAATATCACAACCTTTTTATCTCCACTAATAGAAATTGTACTTGCAAAATTTCTAATCTTGGTTCTTAGAGTATCAATGTTTCCGTCTTCAGAGCAGTTGATTATCATGTAATCTGCTCCAACATCATTGCATAATGCTCTTGCTACTGTTGTTTTCCCCACACCAGCACTTCCAGACAGCAACAAATTGTGCATTTCATGTTGCTTTACCATTTCTTGAAATGTTGTTTTTATTTCAACAGGAAGAATACAATCGGATATAGTTTGGGGTCGGTATTTTTCAACAAAAAGAAAGTTTTCTTTAGTCATTGGTTCATTCTGTATATGTGGAATCTGATTCTAGTGCAATCCAATAATCAAGTTCGATGTCATTGTTGGTAAATTGACTTACTCCCATATCGCTAACCCGTACTGAATAGTCACCGGGAAGAATTTTTAGATTCTCAGCCTTGAAGTAAAACGAATAATCTGAAGAGCCTGCATCATCTCCAACAACAATAGAATAATTATTTGAAGTAATATCGGTCTTATCGACTGCAACCAGTTCAATGTTTCCGTTGTTGCTTTGAAGAAGAAGATCAGAAAGTTGAAGAACTGCTGATGCCTTCATAATTTCATTAAATGCAGAATTGGTCAGTTCAAAAGAAACAACAGGAGTAGGCATCTTAACAGTCTTGTCTGTTGTAGTTAACAGACGAGGATCTGAATAGTAGTACTTGACTGACGAACCAGAACTCTCAATATACAGATAATTATCTTCAAAGAAGAATGTGGGATCAGAAAATAGACTAATAGTACCTAACAGTTTTGGGAGATCCCAAATACCAAATTCACAATCGAATTCTTCTGAAATTGTCGCATTTGCCATAATATTCTTCATGGGCGAGACGGTTCGAATTTGGTTTCCAGAAGAAATTAAAATATTTGAATTAATCGTTGCAAAATTCTTAAGAACATTAAGAGTTTCTTTTGAAAGTTTCATTCCAGTTTGTGTTGTCATAATATAACCTTTCCTTTTCAGGTATTGTAATTAAATTTAAAAATAAATCAACTATTCATTTTCAATATAATCTTGGTATAGATATGGGTCAATGTTTCCCCGCGATAATCCATCCAAGAATCTCTTTTCTGTGTGTCTTCGAGAACGCTTTTTATTTTTTTTGTTTCCTCGCCCGCGAATTGCCGAATAATCTTCATTAGAAAAATTACTCTTTGATTTATTCTTTTTTTTATTTTTCATTTTAAAACTCTTCTATGACCTCCATTAAAGTTGAT